CAGCTGATTAAAAAATAAGCAGAGTTAGAAAAATAAACAATAAAATATAAAATATAAAATAATTATAATAATAACAATAACTTAACTCATTCCGGGCGATCTTTGCAGCAGCTGTTTTTATCCTCAGACTTATCCACAAAAAACGTGTTCTCTTCCATTCTGTAAAGTTTCAAAAAGAACACAAAAGGAACGCCAATAATTGAGTTAAAAACTCCGTCAGTTTTTACTTTACAGTTCTACCAAAAAGGCAGATAATCAGAGAGTATTATTTTTTAATTTTAGAGAGGTTTAATTATGGACAATTTAAGACGAGCAGTTATTAACCAACTCGGCGGAGAGGTTATTTTCCGAGAATCTTATAGGGACATCAACCGAATCGGTGCAGAAGGTGGATTCAATGGTTTTATATATACCGCCGATTGCGTGAAATTTACTAAGAGAAACAAACACCAGATATTCAAGCGACTGGACCAACTGAGCGAAGACCTCGGAGTCGATAGGCTCGAGAATCTAAAAAGCTGGAATTGTTTAAAACATTTTACCGGTGATGAAATCGCACAAGGTTTATATAATGCGAATGGCGACCTTACCGACCAAGTATACAACGCCCTCGCTTGGTTCGCCCTCGAAGAAGTATGCCACGATGAAGAAATTCGAGAAGAAGAGAACCCCGAGTTATTCACGCTCGAATTAGCAAACTAAAAACACCCGATACCCTAGGTTAAACCCTAGGGTATTTTTTTATTCTTTTGTCTTGGGGTTAGTCCCCAACTGATGAGCTTAAAAGATACGCAAAGCGAAACAGAAGAAAGGTTTAAATTTGGGAATAGTACGACATCAAGTATCGAATTTAAATCGCTTAGAGGGGCTTGTATGGATTCGAGATTTTCAGATTGGCACGAATCAGGCCCGATTTATTAAAATTTTTGGATAAGCTGCTTAATTGGTTTACCTCGAAAGGAGTAACAAACATGAACGACAAACAAAGAAATAAACAAAGGTGTAAAAGTCTTCTAGATCAAAATATTTTTTTCACTGATTTAAATAGACACGCTCGAAAAACATGGCTTAATAAAATTTCTAGCGACTACCCCACGCCATTAGAAAAAGCAGAACGACTAGATTTAATATTGGCTTTTTGCTTAACTTTAATTATGGCTTTATTTATTCTGGCTCTTATTTTTGATTTATGAGAGCCATTTTTTTATCTCAACATTACAAGGAACTAACCTATGCTAAAAACTAAAGAATCGGAATCTTATCCAGTTTTTAATAATAAGATAGGAAACCACGAGAAATTGAGTCCACTGCTAAGACTAAGAAATATTTGTATTGCTTTGGATACTCAGGACTATGATTCTCGCAAAACAATTAAACAGTACATGAAATCGAACTGGCGTAATACTAACTTTGCAAAACTAACTAAACCGAACGCCAAAAAATTAGCAAACGAATATAATTATTATGGGTATTTACGCTCGGACTTTTATAAGAATCGAAAAGGCTATGGTAAAAATCTTAAATACTCGTTAGGTTTATATTTGAGGGGTAATGAATACTACTCACACCATGTTATGCAATCTTTAGAAGTAGATATATTAAAACAAATGGAGGAATTGAGGTATGGAATTGGTTGGCAAATTCCGGAAAATTTTGAACGTTTAGATAGTTTAAGAATTACAACGCCTTTTGATATTCAACGGGTAAACGACAAAGCTCACAAAGAAGACTGGAAAGGTTTACCATTCGATGAATTGGTGCAAGGGAGTGAATATAGAAATATAGATAGGCTTTATGAATTGAATAACCTCACAAGGGTACATCATGCAATCCGGTATACAAGCAAGGTAGCATACTATCGAAACATGGCGGACTATAAACGTGGTCGGGAAATCGTTACTACTATCGGGAAGTATCTGGCAAGGTTTAGTGATTATCTAGGCATGACCGATAAGCAAGTAAAATTGATAACCGATAATTTTTTGACCACGTTTAAAGGATTCGGGGATTTAAAGTTATCTTATATCGAGGGCAGACTCCCACTTAACGCAACTCAACATCAAATCGAAAAGCAACAAGAATTGTGGATTGACTCATATAGAAAAGATAATACTGCAAAAGGTGATTATTATTTTCAGTCTTGCATGAGTGATAAGTCTTGCGTAGGTGCTTATGCTAGTCCCCAATCTGATGTACGCCTAGCCTTATTAAAAAATAGTCATGGTTTAATTTATGCCAGAGCTATTATTAGGACAGGCAATAAAGACCAAAATGAAAGGTCTGAAAAAGGCTACATTAGAATTTATCCGAGTCCGTCAGAAAATCGAGTAGGTACATTTATGAAACAATTATTAAATGCAGACGGATATGAAAATAAGGTAAATTTTAACTACTGTATTTTTGATGCTATTTGGCTGGAAAATAGCGATTGTTTTAAAGCACCATATATTGACGGGCAAGACCACGAAACACTAGGCGAGAAATTTAGATACGCTCAAGAGACAGATATTGAGGGTAGAGAATATCTTGAGGTATGTGAAAACCAGACCGACCATTATCTTGAAAATACCAATGGTAGAACTAATCAATATGACGATGAAGATGAAGATGACGAAGACTATACGTGGTGTTGTGAGTGTGATGAACGGGTACATTATGATGATACATATAATGATGATGATGACAGGACGTATTGCTCATCTTGCTATGATTCGAGTGTTGTTAAATACGCCGAGCCATATTTTGCAGAAGTATCTGATAATAAAAATCCATTTAACATAACTGATAAAGTTTGGAGAGGTTCGTTTAATGTTTATACCGGTGCAGAAGATAGGCATACTTTTCGAGAGTTTTATGATTCAGGTTCAATGGACGAATTTGAATACTATCAAATTCCTTTTTTACGTGATGTTACCTCGCTTAGAAGCACTGGGCAAAGAGATGAAATTTTACACTCACTAGGTTTAGGCACTTGTGTATTTAGCAAAGCGATTGACCGAGAGGGTGTACAAGAATCTGAGCCAATCGTATTTAATTTAAATCAGATGATGTTGACTAAATACGGATATGTAAACGAATCAACTATTTGGGGTTCTAAAAAATGGAAAGAGGTGGGCAGTCCTAAACTATCTGAATTTCAAAGTGTATATTACCCAACTCGCAAAACTATTCTTAAACCATTCGATATATCAACTTATTCAGGAGTGAGCTCAGACGTAAAAGGTTTTTATCTTTATCAATTAGAGATTTATATGTACGAGGATAAAGACGTTAAACAATTACCAAACGGGAAGACGTGTGCAAAAGACAATCCCGATTTCTTTTATATATATTAAGGAGTAATAAATTATGACTTTTAATTGGACTTTTCCAAAAAAACAAAACGAGGTAGAAATACTTAACAAGGGGGATATTGTTAGAAATGATAATACGAACCCTGAATTTATTGAGGTATGCAAAATATTCTCATACAGACGTGAACACGAGCAAGAAGGCGAGAAAGCATTTATTAAGAAGTATATGCAGAATCCTGAAAATCCGTTTACGCCAATACTTTCAAAGTCGGGCGAGGTACTTGCTTATCGATATGACAATACCAACGCTCGATCCGATTCTAATATTTTATGGGCGTGTCATATTGATACTGTACATAGCACCAAGCCAGACCAGATATTCCAAGATGTTTATATTGACTCATTCGGAACTGCATTTGTAGACGAGCAACAAGATTGTTTAGGTGCAGATGACGGAACGGGTGTCTGGTTACTTCTCGAAATGATTAAGGCAAATTGTTTTGGTACATATATATTCTTTCGAGGTGAGGAACAAGGGTGTATAGGCTCATCACAATTAGCAGAAGAGCAAGAGGATTATTTTAAATCGTTTACTCATATTATTAGTTTTGACCGGAAGGGAACAGACGAGGTAATAACGAATCAGCGTAATGACGTATGTTGCTCGGATAAGTTTGCTGATGATTTTGCTAAGTTATTAGGCATGGGATTTAAAAAATCTGATAAGGGCGTATATACCGACTCGGCAGAATTTACTCATTTGATTCCTGAGTGTACCAATATTGCAGTGGGGTATGTTAATCAACACTCGAGTAGAGAAACGCAAGACCTAAACTTCCTTGTAAAACTTAGGGATAAACTTATCTCTATTGATTGGGCGAACGTAAAACTATCCGTTGAGCGAAAACCTGAACCTAAGATGACCTACGGGGGTGGACTAGGTGGTATGTATTCAGGCTCATATTTAGATGATGATTGGTACAATACGCCTGATGAACTATACAACTACGAAGACTTTGCCTACATGAGTGAATCAGCGATACAAGAGTATGTATCGACACTAACGAGCAAAGAAATAGCTAGGCTCTTAAAGTTTATGGCGGAGGATATTCAATACATAAGCGAGGGGGGTGCATAACCCCCTGAAGTATCTAGCGACTTACTGAGCATATTGTTTTGTTTTTCCTGATACCTGAGTATCAAGTAGCTATCGTTCGTTCGTTAGGGAGCGATTGTGCAAGTTTTTTATTCAGCATATTCGCCAAAACCCTTGCTACGCCTACAAAATCGAATGAATACCCTATGATTCAAACTAAAATCAATTCAACTCAACAAACAGCCCCAACAAAATAGGTACGTACTACTACCAATAATTTATTATTTTTAGTAAACAGATAGGAAACCATCTCGATTATGTCCACACCTGACAGGACACCACCTCAATTATGTCCACACCTAACAGGAAACCACTTTGATTATGTCCAGACCTAATTGACAAAAATATACAATCGGAGTACGCTTTAATTTCGTTTTTTAATTTTAGAGAGGATTTTAAATCATGAATATGTTGTTTGTTGCAATAAAGATTTACCATAGCAAAATCGAAGACGTGTTAGCTTTTGCTTCCGAGAGCGACTGTATAGCGTTTTGTGTACAGTACTCAGATTATGAACCTATACCCACTGGAGTCTTTGACTTGCATGGGGCGTTTAAACTTGTGGCATAGGAGAAACTATGAGAATAGTAACTGAAATGACTGTTAGTTTTTTTGTGGGGGTTGCTTTAACTTTTGTAACTATCTATTTGTATCATACTTATTGGACGGATCAAAAAGAATATCTTTGTCATGCGAAGAAAGGATTTTTGTTAGAGTCTTTGAGTCCAGACAGTAGGGTGTTTGTAAAAGTAGAACCCTCAATGTTTTGTATTGATTTAGATAACAAGGGGAAAAAGAAATGAAGTATAAAAGATTTAACGCAATTCTTGATATAAAGCTTGATGAGGAAACTTATAACAAGGTAGAGGGGTGGCGAGAGGAAACAAAATTAGATGACATCTCGCCTGTTGATTATATTAAGTCCATTATAAAAGACCACGCTCAAGATAGAGGTCTTTTGATTCAGGCAGATGTTGTTGAGTCCGACCACGCTATGATTGATAGGCTTAATGAAAAGAGAGAGTTAATGATGAAAGAGGACGCTATGAACGAACTCGAAGATGAAATCATTAAAAATAATAAATTTTGTATAGGGGGTAATTGTGAAGACTGATTTAGGAAAAGGACTAAAAGAAAATTGGACAGCTAAGATTAGTGATTTTTTAGTAGGTAAGACTATAAGGCACATTAGATATATGACTGCTCAGGAAGTAGATGATTTAGGGTGGACAAAGTCTAATGTGGTTATTGAGTTTGATGACGGACATTGGATTGTACCTATGATGGACGACGAGGGTAACGACGCAGGAGCTTTATGGAGTTCTGAAGGGAAACAGTTAAGCATTATTCCTGTTATTCAAAGGCAATATTTATGACACCTGAAAAGAAAGTAAAAACGCAAGTATGCAAAGTACTTAAAAAGCTAGGGGCATATTACTTTTATGCCTCGACGGGTGGGTATGGTAGTAGTGGAGTACCTGACATTGTAGCCTGTTACAAAGGCAAGTTTATCGGGATCGAGTGTAAGGCAAATGGCAATAAACCTACGGCTTTACAAACAAAAAACTTACGTGAAATAGGTGTACAAAATGGTATAGCTTTAGTAATTGACGAGACAAATGTAGACATGTTAGAGTCTACGATTGATTACCATGTTTAATAATGAATAAAGATAAAGTAAATCACCCATCTCATTACACTCAAGGAAAGGTAGAGTGCATAGACGCAATAGAATCTGCTACTACAAATCTTACTGGCATCGTAGCAGTGTGTGTTGCTAATGTAATTAAGTACGTGTGGCGATTTGCATTAAAGAATGGAACAGAAGATTTAGATAAAGCGGATTTTTATTTACAAAAATTAAGACAATTAATAAAGAAAGGATAATGCGTGTCATATTCAAAGGAAGAGTTAGAAACAATGTTGGAAAGAGCAAAAGACTTTATGACTAGGAAACCAAAAGCATCAAGAGCAAAAGTAGCTTTATATGCGGGGTGTGCAGTATCTATACTAGAACAATGGGAAAAAGAGGGATTGTTAAAACTACCACCTGTACTAACACATAAACAAAGAAAAAAACTTACCCCGTGGGGTAAAGGGTTATATTAATGGCTAATGGCAAAATCAACAAAATATAATAGGACAAAGAGAGTGTGTAAAGAATGCGGAGGACCCGCAAAGTTCTTTTACAGAGATTGGTATTGTACTCACACTACTGATTTAAAAGGTTTGTGTAAAAATCAAAAACAAAAGGAAAAACTTGAATCTAATAACGATTGACTTCGAAACATTTTATGACATAGGGTTTAGTCTATCTAATTTAACTACCGAAGAGTATATAAGAGACGGAAAATTTCAAGTTATTGGTTTTGCAATTAAGATTAATGACGGCTCATCTAAATGGCATTCAGGTTCTCATGAAGAATTACAAGAAATTTTAGACGCGGTAAAGTGGGACAATTCTTTATTGTTGTGTCACAACACTTTGTTTGACGGCGCCATTTTAAGCATGATATTCAACATAACTCCCCATATATATTTAGACACACTTTGCATGGCTCGATCGGTCAATGGTGTAGACACTGGTGGGTCTTTAGCTTTCCTTGCCGAACACTATAATTTAGGAGAGAAAGGACACGAGGTCTTGGACGCAAAAGGTAAACGACTGGAAGACTTCCAACCTCATGAATTGCATAGGTATGGCGAGTACTGTAAGAATGACGTTAATCTAACGTATAAACTGTTTCAGATTCTTTCTGAAGACTTTCCTCACAACGAACTAAAGCTTATTGATATTACTATCAGAATGTTTACGCAACCTTTGTTAGAAGTAAACGATGCTCTTTTAGAAATAAGATTAGAAGAACTGAAGATTGAAACACAACAGTTGTTACAAGGGTTAATGAGTAAATTACAATGTAAGGACGAAGAGTCTGTAAGAAAAAAATTAGCGAGCAACAAACAGTTTGCTGAATTACTTAATGAATTAGGAGTGTCGCCCCCTTTAAAAATATCCTTAACGACTAACAAAAAAACTTATGCATTAGCTAAAACTGATGATGGGTTTATTGCACTACAGAATCACGAGGACTCATTTATACAAGAACTTTGTGCAGTAAGGCTAGGCACAAAATCAACCATAGAAGAGTCTCGCATTAAGCGATTTTTAAGTATTGGTAAACGAAACAAAAGCAAACTACCCATACCTCTTAAATACTACGGAGCACACACGGGGCGGTGGTCAGGTTTAGATAAAGTAAATTTTCAGAACTTACCGTCGAGAGACGCACGTAAAAAAACTTTAAAACAAGCCGTTGTAGCACCTTTAGGGTATGAAGTTATAAACTGCGACTCATCACAAATTGAGGCTAGGATTTTAGTATGGCTATCGGGTCAGGAAGATGTTACTGAGTGGTATAGAGAAGGTAGAGACGTGTATTGTGAGTTTGCTAGTAGGATATATAACAAAAAAATAGATAAGCGTAACAAGGTAGAGCGAGCAGTGGGTAAGACTTGTATTTTAGGATTGGGCTATGGTACGGGTGCTGCAAAGCTACAAAATGTTTTAAAACTTGGTGCGGGGGTAGAGTTTGATGAGAACGAGTGTAAAAGGCTAGTAAAGATTTATAGAGATGTGAATTATAAAGTAACAAATTTTTGGCGTACTTGTGAGAACGCATTACAAGATTTAGTCTCTTGGCCTTCAAACAAAAAGCCATACTATTTAGACAAACATAATGTCTTGCTAGTAAACCCAAAAGGTATTAAGTTACCGAATGGCTTATACATACGTTACCCAGATATTAGACGCGACTCTAGTGAAGTTAATGCTAGATATTTATATCGTTCTAGACGAGGTGAAATTACTGTTTGGGGCGGTTCAGTAGTAGAGAATGTAGTACAAGCGTTAGCTCGGATTGTTATTGGGGAACAGATGATTGATATTAATGAAAAGTATCAACCTGTTCTTACCGTGCATGACGCAGTAGTTTGTGTAATACCTAAGAAAGAAGTTGAAGTAGCTAGAGCGTTTATTGAAAACATAATGTCTACTACTCCTAAATGGGCGAATGATTTACCTATTGCATGCGAATCAGGAGTAGCTAATAACTATGGAGATTGCTAATGGATATAGAAATAGAGTGGGAAGATAAGCCGAGTTCTACATTTACTACTACACCTATAGATATAAGCACTACTGATGTATTTAATAAAGTACTAAATCTAAGAGAAATATGGATTTCTCGATCGAGCGACTTTCCTTTTTATACACTGGGGCGTTGCGCTTATCTTGATGGAAAAACAGATTCTTACCATAAAGATTCTTTGTGGCAAAACGATATATTATTGGGAGAGTTTGGAGAACTTTATGAGGTAATGTTAAAAACTCTACAAGAAGTATTTAAAGAAGAACTTTATTTAGCTCATGATTTGTCTTTGCCCGGATTTCATATATTTCCCTCAGACCCTAAATTTTTATCTATTGCAGGCACTTGGCATCAAGATTATCCGCATGTAACTTTAGAATTAGAAGGGCAAGATACTTACGCATTTACGCTTCCTATAAAACTTCCTGTATCAGGTGGAGGTATGGATTATATTGACGAGTTTCACCAACCGCAACATTTCGCGTATAATGAAAGAGATTTAGTTGTACATGATGGCACAGTTGTTCACCGCATATCAAAGTTAAAAAAATATATTCCTAATGAATATAGGATTACGTTACAAGGACATACTATTAGACGTAATGGAGACTTGGAGGTATTTTGGTAATGATTGAATTTTTATTTGTATTAGTTATTAGCACTAGCCCTACAGTAGATAAATGGGAGTACCAAGGAAACTTTGAGTCATGCGAGATCGCTCATTTTTGGTTATCTTTGTATCGACCTGATGCAAAAGCCTCTAAATGTTTATTACAAAAGCACATAAATCTTCCCGAAGACACATTAATTAAATCAATAGACATGAAGACGGGGACTACGAGATATTACGATTCACACCTCCCATGCAAACTAAAAAGGAATTGTAATTAATGTCAGATTACACATGGAGTTTTTCATCACTTAAACAATACCAAAATTGTCCTAGACAATACCATGAGATTCGCGTGTTGCAAAATTATACAGTAAAAGAATCCGAGGCTATGATATATGGTAAAGAGGTTCACACTGCTTTAGAAAATTATGTTAAAGATGGTAAAGAACTTGTTAAAAACTATCAAAGGTTTCAGTCTATGGTAGATTCTTTAATTGAAATTCCGGGAAAGAAATTAACAGAATTAGAAATGGCACTTACACGAGATAAAAAAGTTTGTGATTTTCATGATGAAAATAGATGGGTGCGAGGCATAGCTGATTTAGTTATTTTAGATGGGGACTATGCATTTGTAGTGGATTATAAAACAGGAAGTAATCGCTATCCAGATACCAAACAATTAAGACTAATGGCTCTTATGTTATTTGAACACTTTCCAAAAATTAAAAAAGTAAAAGCCGGACTTATGTTTCTTAAGCACAAGACTTTTATTACTGATGAATATAAAGTTGAAGATAAAAGTTTATCTTGGGCAATTTTTACAAAAATTTTAAGTCGTTTAGATTATGCGTATGAAACAGATAAATGGCTTCCTAATCCCACCCCATTATGTAAATGGTGTTCGGTAAAAACTTGTGAGTTTCAAAGAACCTAAAATATACAAAAAATCGTGCGTTGTGTGTGATAAAAAATTTACCGCTTCACACCCAAAATATCTTTGTTGCTCCCATAAATGCACCCTAATTAATAAAGTTAATCAACGATATAAAAGAGAGAACGGAGATTGGCACGTATACTTTAAAAATTTGCTATCAAAGAAAAAAGATACTAATCTCACTCCTAAAAAATTAATTAGAAAACTAAAAAAACAAAAATACCTTTGCGCATTGTCAGGAGTAAAGATGACTTGCAGTAGAATAAGGGGTCAAATAAATTTTACTAACGCTAGTATAGATCGAATTAAAGCGGGAGGGGCGTACACTACTAGAAACATACAGCTTGTTTGTAGGGCAATTAATTCGTTTAGAGGGACTACCCCACTACCTAAATATTTAGAATGGTGTAAAAAAGTAGCAAGATATAAAGTAAAATAGGGTTTGACAGTAAACTTACTAAGTAGTATTATATAAGACTATTTATTGTGAAAAGACCCTATGGAAATTATAGATAATACTGCTGTAAAACTAACAATCCCTGAGTATATGATACCTCATATACAATCAAATATAGAAAAATTAGAAGTTGTAGGACAGAAAGGTAACCTCGCAGAAGTATTAATCTATTGGGGTGTAAACGAAATGACAAAGCTAAATCAATTAGTTTCTTTTCGTAATCCGTTACCCTCACCAATTACAAGAGACTACACATGGCCAGGGACATTTACACCTTTTGACCATCAAAAAATTACGTCTGAGTTTTTGTCTATAAACAAAAGAGCTTTTTGTTTTAACGAGGCTGGGACAGGAAAAACTTCTTCGGCATTGTGGGCGGCGGACTATTTAATGAATTTAGGACAAATTAAAAGAGTTTTAGTTATCTGCCCTTTATCAATTATGTACTCTGCGTGGGAAGCTGAGATACAAAATACTATAATGCATCGTTCAGTAGGAGTAGCACATGGACCGCAAAAGAAAAGAGAATTAATTATTGAAGAGCCATTTGATTTTATCGCTATTAATTATGATGGTGTAGGTATTGTAAGAGAGACTATCGCTAAAAACAATTTTGATTTAATTATTATTGACGAGGCAAATGCTTATAAATCACCTACCACTGCTCGTTGGAAAACTTTAGCAAAAATTGTAAAACCTGATACAAGACTGTGGTTAATGACAGGTACTCCAGCAGCTCAATCACCAGTAGACGCTTTTGGATTAGCTAAATTAGTTTCTCCTCAACGAGTACCAAAATTTAGTGGTGCTTGGAGAGATAAAGTAATGTATCAAGTGACTCGGTTTAAGTGGACTCCAAAAAGAAACGCAAAAGATTTGGTGTTTAAAGCACTGCAACCCGCCATTCGTTTTGATAAGAATGACTGTTTAGATCTCCCTGAAGTGATGTATCAAACAAGGGAAGTTCCTTTAACGCCACAAGTAGTCAAATATTATAAACTTTTGAAAGAGCAAATGCTTATCGAGACCGCAGGTGAATTAATAAGTGCAGTCAACGCGGCAAGTAACCTAACTAAACTTCTTCAAATTTCTGGTGGAGCTGTATATACAGATAAAAAAGAAGTTGTTGAGTTTGATGTAAAACCTAGACTAGCGGCTTTGAATGAAGTTATTGATGAAACTCAACATAAAATATTAATATTTGTTCCTTATCGACACACTATAGAATTAGTAAACGCTCATCTTACAAAGCAAGGATTTACTTGTGAGATTATAAATGGTTCAGTCAGTGCTAACGAACGAAGAAATATATTTAATCGTTTTCAAAACTTTGATGACCCTCGAATATTAATTATACAACCCCAATCTGCGTCGCATGGAGTAACTTTAACTAGGGCAGACACGGTAGTTTTTTGGTCCCCAGTAATGTCGGTAGAAGCTTACTTACAATGTATTGCTAGAATGGATAGAGTAGGACAAAAAAACAAAATGACCGTGGTTCATTTGCAGGGTTCTGAAGTAGAAAGAAAAATGTACGCTATGTTACAAGGTAAAGTAGACAGGCATAAAAATTTAGTTGATTTATATAGAGAGGAGATAGGACTATGAGCGAGCCACCTTATGAGGAATTTGATAAACTAATGCGTTTAATTGATAGTGCAATTGAAAATATGTGTAAGAGACCTCATCATGAATATTTAATTTTGTCGTGCCTTATATTAGGTTTATTGGCTAGAAGAAATATTAATGTTGAAAAGTTTTTTGACCATTTAGCCACAGTTGATCGTGACGCAAAAAACTCGCAAAAGCAAGTAGATACACTTATTAATAATTTAAAGAGAGGAGATACACATGAGTGAGTTAGAAACATCAACCGAAAACAAAGTGCAGCTTGATGATTATGTAGGTGCTTATATCGCCATCAGAAATCAAAGAGACGCTTTGAAAAGAAAATATGAACTAGAGGATTTAAGCTTAAAAGAGGAACTTAAAAAGCTAGAAGCCGTGATGTTAATAGAATGTAATAACATTAACGCCGATAGTATTAAAACAGGTTCTGGAACTATTATTAAAACACTAAGAGAAAATTTTGTTTGTAGTGACTGGGACGGTTTGAAAAGTTTTATTATGGAAAACAATCTTATTGAGTTACTACAACAAAGGCTACACAACGGTAATTTAAAAGAGTATTTAGTAAGTCATGGAAATGACGGTCTTCCCCCAGGAATAAATTCTATAAGGGAATACAATATCGTAGTTAAAAAGCCGACTAATAAAACTTAAAATGACAGACGAGTTAGATAAAATTATTAGCGACAACCCTAATATAGTTGAGGGAGTGTTGGATTCTGATACGCTTGCAGTTGCAGGAGCAAAATATACAAGTAGTCAGAGGTTAAAAGTTAAAGACAACACATTTCAAAAACATTTGGGTAGTGGGGTTATTAAAGTAGTAGAGGGTCGTGAATTAAAGGTAGTTATAGTTCGTATGGCCCATACTACTAACCGTCGTTATTACCCTGAATCTTTTACTCCAGGGGTGTACACAAAGCCTACTTGTTGGTCTAGTGACTCAAAGACTCCTGACGCAGAAGTATCTAAACCTTTATCTAGTTCGTGCGATCAATGTCCTTACAGCGTTCGTAATAGCGTAGTGAGTAACGGGTCTTCCTGCAAAATCTCGTGGCAAATAGCGGTAGTAGTAAAAGATGATTTAGATAGTGGCGTGTTTCAGTTTATTGTACCGTCTAATTCATGTTGGCAAAAAGAATCATATGGAAAATGGGGATTAAAAACATATATTAATATGTTAGCGACTAACAATGTAAATGCAAACAAGGTGATAACTAAAATTCATTTAGACACAGTCGCGTCGTTCCCGAAAGTATTATTTTCTCCTAGTTCGGCAGTAGACTCAGAATACATTGAGGTAGTAAAGAGCTATGGAGAAAGTAAAGAAGCACTCAACGCAGTGCAATTAAACATTGTACCTAAATTACTAGACGCAGAGTCTTTTGGGTTTAGTAAAAAAGATGCAATGCAAACCGACCGCCGAGCCGAAGCAAATGCAATCGTGCAAAAGTGGTCACATTTATATAAGGAGATTTAATTATGGCGGATGAACAGCCTATTGTAATAGTCACTCCAACAGGAGTTTCTCAGTACCCTTGGATATCAAAACCTGATGTCAAGTGGGTTCAGTTTGATGAAGAAACAGGAGCGGGAGATTTTAAAACTAATCTTATTCTTTCTGAAGCGGATGCTAAACCACTTATTCAAACTATTAATAAAGTTTTTAAAAAGAATTTACAAGACGTAGCGGAGACTACAGGTAAGCAACCTAATACAGCTAACCCTCCATATGAACCTGAGTTTGATGATGGTCAAAAAGCTACAGGCAATACAATTCTTAAGTTTAAATCTAAGTATCAGCCGAAGATTTTTGATGCAGCGGGTAAACAAATGACTAATAGTAATATTTGGGGTGGATCAGAAATTAAAGTTAAAGCTGAACTTAAACCTTGGTATTCTCCACAACTTGGGGCAGGAGTAAAGCTTCAGTTAATGGGAGTGCAAGTAATAAAATATGTAGATGGAGCTGATGTTTCTGTGGATGACTTTGGGTTTAAAGCAGAAGAAGGCTATGTTCAACATACAGAACCTACTGCGGCTGAAGAGGGGTTTGAGGAAAATCCACCTGCTGCTCTTAATGCTGACGCTCTTCCACAGTCTGACTTAGCAGTCGAACAACCTACACTAAAAGATAGTGGTAAGCCTGTTATAGAAAAGCCTGCTGATGTGGACGACATCGTTAAAAAATGGTCGGTGAAAAACTAAGGAGACTTTATGTTTAGTGAAAGATATTTAAGAGACCTGTATTCATTTAATGATAAAAGACTAGGAGTTCAGTTTGGACTCCTATGTGTTAAAGCCAATCTACCTCCAGGCGAAGTAGCTAAAGTGCTTGGAGTGTCTCGCATGACTCTTTATAACTGGTTTAGGGGTAACGCAGTACGAAGTAAAAACATAGAAAGGATTGAAGAACTTATGGATATTATTAATAATAACCTTTCTTTAAATTCATTACCTGTTCAATCTCATAAAGAGGCGAAACAATTTATTGAGTCGAATGTAATAGGAAGACTATGATTACAGAGTTTTATAAAAAGGCATTACCTAGCAATGGGGTTTATTGTGTAGCGGCTATCGATCCTATTAAGAAAATACCAAGACATAAATTTGTAGAGTCTATTGACGATATACAACTTGCAGTATCTCAGTTTAATGAAGAAAAACAAAACATTTTTGTTGCGTTGAGTTCTTTTTCAAGTTATAGCCGTAAAGCAGATGATGCAGTTTATGTAAGGTCTTTTTTTGTAGACCTAGATGTAGGAGAAGGTAAAGGATACGATACTAAGAGTGAAGCTTCGCAAGCAGTGGATTCTTTTGTAGAACGAGCTAATTTACCGCCCCCTATAAAGATTGATTCAGGAGGAGGCATACACGCTTATTGGTTATTTGATGAGGACATACCCGCAGCTGAATGGAAGCCGTACGCAGAAAAATTTAAAGACCTTTGTATTAAGAAAGGACTTAAGATAGACCCTGTAGTTACCGCTGATTTAGCTCGAATACTTCGGTGTCCTAATACATTTAATTTAAAAACTGATCCACCTGTACCTACTAAAATTATAGACGGGCCTCTTTCTGTTTATGACTTTAAAGAGTTTCAAGATTATTTAGGGGAGATTGATACGTCGCTTCCTGTAATTACAAAAGGTTCTGACAAACAAAAAAAGTTATTAAGCATAGGTAATTTTGACACCAGCTTTCAAAAAATAAAACAACAGGGGTGTGCTCAAATTAAATATGTCCTTAATAATGCTGAGACTTTAGCAGAACCTTTATGGTATTCAGCTTTGTCTATTGCTCAACATTGTGAGGATAGAGATAAAGCAATACATGAAATATCTAAAGGCTATCCAACATACAACGCAGAGGAGACAGAGAAAAAAGCACTTCAAACTCAAGATATGCCTCACTCATGCGAAACATTTAATTCTATTAATCCAGAAGTATGCAACGATTGTTCACATCGAGGTAAGATTACTAATCCGTTGCAATTGGGTAAGGTGTTAAAACCCGCGGAGAAAGATGTTTTTTCTGAAGTTGTATCAAAGCAAAGTACTAAAGTATCAAAAGGACTTTCATCACTTCCAGACGAAGTTTTTCCTTTTATTTATGGGGCGCAAGGTGGCATTTATTTTATGCCTCCTGCTGTATTTGCGGAGGACGGTACTCAAATACCTCCAGACCCTATACTGGTTTCAATGTACGACGTCTTCCCAATCAAAAGGATTTATAGTCCGGCAGACGGAGATTGTTTATTGATGAAAGCATTTTTACCTCACGACCCTGAGAGAGAATTTTTATTGCCTATGCGGATTGTTTATTCAACCGAAAAGTTTAAAGAAATAATGGCAAGTCAAGGGGTTTTATTTTCAACCGACGCTAAAGGAGCGCATTATCTTATGAACTATATACTTAAATGGGGACAATATCTAACAGGAAAACAGTCTGCAGAAATTATGCGGATGCAAATGGGGTGGACCCCAGAAAGAGAATCATTTGTAGTAGGCGAAATTGAACTTACTAGAAAAGGAGAAGAAATATCTGCACCAACATCTCCATTATGTCGTGGCATCGCCAAGCATTTAAAAACTAGCGGTGACTATAAAGTTTGGAAAGAAGCAGCAAACAGACTTAATCAACGCACGCTAGAGCTTCACGCTTTTACTTTACTCACTGGTTTTGGATCTGCATTGATGGACTACACTTCTACTTCAGGAGTTACTTTATGCTTAACTGGAGAGTCAGGTGCAGCTAAGACAGGTGCTTTATACAGTTGTCTTTCTTTGTGGGGCAACCCTAAAGATTTATCTGTATTAGAAGCAACAGCAAATGGTATGACTGGTCGTTATCTGGGATTACACAATATACCTTTTGGTCTTGATGAAGTGGGTAATATATTACCGAAAGATTTATCACAGCTTATCCACAAAATATCTCAAGGTAAGTCTAAAATTAGGATGCAAGCATCGGTTAATGCTGAACGTGACCACGAGATGTCCGCAAGTTTGATAGCTATATTTACTTCTAATCATTCTTTGTATGACAAGCTTAGTGTATTGAAAAAAGACCCTAATGGAGAGGTGGCTCGGTTAATTGAGTTTTCAGTTAAAAAACCCCAACTTTTTAAAGACGACGCTACTATGGGTAGAGAAATATTTGATAAGTTTAGATTTAATTATGGGTGGGCAGGGAGAGACTTTATATTTAATTTATATAAACATTCAGATGCTGAAGTACAACACATGATAGAAAAATGGGTAGTGCGATTTAGAAAAGACTTTGGAGAGGATACCGCTTATAGATTTTATGAGAATACACTTGCCGCATCAATGACAGCAGGAGAAATAGCTTTACAAGCACAAATCATTGATTATGACCTTGACAGGATTTATGACAGGATTGTTAGTGAAATGATAGCTATTAGAGACGGAGTAGTAAAAGTCAATCAAGTAGACTATGCAGGACTTGTTGGAGAATTTATTATGAAGAATCAAACAGGCATGTTAGCTTTTAAAAACGGCAATCTAGAAATGGAGCCTAGAACTTCTTTAGTTCTTCGAGCTGAAATGGATAATAATTTAATGTTTATTTCTAAGCCTGAGTTTCGTAAGTTTCTAGCAGAAAACATGGTAAGCTCTCGACAAATTGTATTTGAGTTAAACAAGATAGGCATCAAAGTAAAAGAAGTTAAAAAGCGTATGGGTACAGGTTGGAAAGATGCAGCTGCAAGTACGCCAGTAATGACATATGCTTTTCCTCTTGATAGTTTTGATTCTATTTTAGAGACGTTACATGAGAATACATGATGAACCTGAATGGATATTTCCATTTGAAGCTATGGGTATAGGAGAAAGTTTTTTTATACCCACACTAAAAACTGCTCAAGCTATTTATGCAATTGAATCAGGGGCTAAACGAGCTAAAGTAAAAGTAAAAATATTTGTTGTACGAAAAGACGGTTGTATGGGTGTCAGGTGCTGGAGATTATCATAGCCCTGACGCAATCCTTAAGCGACTAATAGAACGTGCAGTAAGACTCATTTGTTTATCTAAATTTTCTAAAGCTTTTCTTTTTGCAGTAGCATCCATAGTTGATTCTATTACTTGTTTTCTTCGAGCTCGTAAATCTTTAAGCCTATTAGCCATTTGATTTACTTGGTTTCGAGTAGATAAAAGTTTTTTGTTATCTTTCCTATATTCTCTCGCTTTGTCCGGATCGTATTTTGTTAGTCTGTTTACCGTAGCTGTTACTTTATCAGAAGACTCTTTTAAATCATAGAAATCGTTTAATCTATCTCTACCTTGAGCGCTATATATAAGAGGAGAAATTATAGGAAAATCTTTTAGTCTAGGAGCAGGAAGTTTTTCATCAAAGAACACATTAGCTCCCTGGTCTATGGTAAACAATGCAGTTGCTCCAATAGTTCCAAAGTAAGAACGTATTAAATGGTCTGCGTTGATGGGGGCTATCATTCCTGTTTGTCCTAATAGCTTACTTAATTGTGAAGTTGCTTCATTGTATTGTTCTTCTGTTGCTAATCTATTAAGACCTAATCCTATCAAGGGTCTTCCGGTGTAAAAATTATAGTTGGTAGCTACTTCTACGCCACCTCGAATAGCTTGAGGGAATAAGTTAGGTCCTAGAGCTGCATCCATTAATGCTAAGCTCATAGCTTGACGTAGTTTAGTTGCGTCTACTTCGTTAACTGTGTTCATTTTACTTACCACTTGATAAGTTTGTTCAGGAATAAATTTAGTAAGTAACGATATTTCTGCTCTAATTGGAAGTTTAAATCCTGTGCCGGGCACAATATAGTTTCTAAATTTAATTCGATCATCAAGTTCGTCATACTCTTCACTACCTGCTACTAGCATAGAATACACAGTATTGATTAAGGTAAGCGTTAAAGCAGTCTTTAAGAATAATATTCTTGCAGTTTGGGCATCGGTACCAGATAATCCTTTACCCGTCATAGCATTTATTAAAACATCCATGCCCTGTAGGTATGCATTAGCAAACGGTATTACATGAGTCATCGCTCTTACAAATCCACTAGCTCCTCGTTTCTGCCAGTTAATAATGTTTAATGAGCGGTTCATAGCTAGTACTTGATTGCCGCCTTCTACTGTTCCATCTGCTTGTAATACCCCCCCAGTTTCTATAAGAGTTTGTTGAAATATACCTCGACGTTGAGCTAAATCAGATTTAGAAGCAAAGCTCTCAACAGAGTCTGTAAGTTTTGTCC